CTAAAGTTACCGCGCCAATACCTCGCGCTATTGGCGCGGCCATAGAAACGCCTAAAGCTGTAGACACAGGCGCATTTTTAAAAGTCTCAAGAGGATGACGCGCTACTTGATATGCACCACCAAGTAATTGCGCGCCTGTCTGCAATGGACTGCCAACGGCTTCAGCCACGCCTTGAAGCGCCTGAAGTGGGTCCGTAGCTACATTATACGCGCCTTGTGCAATATTCATCACATCTTGCGGCACATTACCCGCAGCTTCGCTTAAATACCCAAGCACTTTGCCAGATGTTGTGCCAGCAAATCCAGATGGCTTTTCTTCGAGCGTGCTGATGTCATAGCCATTAGCTTTCAGCTTTTCAGTAAGCTGTGCTTTGGTTGTCCCTTCAGGAACATTTTTAATGACTGTGCCGTCAGGAAGCCGAACATCCATTATTTAAGATCCCCAAAGTCAATAATGCCGCCAGCTTTTGGAGTTTCTGGCGCCCCACGACGCGCGCCAATAATATTTTGAGCTTCTTTTTTAGGTTCGAATAGCGTCGTGCCAGAACCAAATTGTTTATTTAAATCATTAAGTATTCTAAATGCACTACTGATATTAGCAATATTATCTGGGTCAGCTAAAGCTGCACGAAGACGTTCGCCTTCAACGTTAGAATCAAAATTCTTGCTTTGAAGTCCCGCCGCCGCTGCAAATTGAGGAATAGCAGTAGACACTTGTGATCTAAGTGAATCAACAAGCGCTAGTCGTTCATTTGCGTCTAATTTACCAAACAATGTTCCTAAACGTGATTTGTTGGCTAGAGCTTCAAAAGTCTCTTGCGGCGTTTCACCAGGAACAGAAATACCTTTAGCTTTAGCTAAATCTATATATGTAGATCCAATATTTTTAAGGGTATTGCTAAACCGATATTTACCAAGCGCTTCTTTTTCACGACCGATAGGCGCAGCTTGTTGAATAGCTTGTTCAGTTGCCATTTGATCTTGAATAGCTTTAGCTTCCGGCGCTAATTCCATAGCCGCAGGGCCAAGATTACGGCCTAACCCCGGCGCACGCACGTTAGGCGCTGCGACTTCTTGCCCCCATGCCGTAGATCCCGCCGCAACTTGAGGTAATTTTTCAACACCACCAGGGCCAACAACCATCCCCGGCATGTTCTCTGTTGGAGCCATAACTTTAGGGATACGCGCCTCAAGTTCTTTAGTAATCACACTGCGCGTCATATCCGCTGTCATAAGCGCTTTGTTAATAGCTTTAGGGCTATATTTATCTGGTAAATGTTGACCAAAAGCCGGATCAATCTGCATGATTGCATCACGATCTTCAGCGTATGTAGAACCGTCTGGTGCTGTTCTAGCTAATATATCTTGCGCCGCGCCAATCTTTTTGTTGTGAAAATCTAACTCGGCTGAATGAGCCTGCGTGATCTCATGCGCGGCTTTAGCTTGCAACCCAGGATGCTCATCAGCATATCGTTGAGCGCGGATGGCGGCATCGCTGGCTTGATTAGCTGCTGACAAACGCTGATGTTCTGCGGCTTGCGCGCGATAATATGCCTCTTCTTGTGAGGCTTTAAGTTTCATTGCTGTATCAAGATCAAGACCTTGAAGTTGTCTAACAGCTTCAGGCGAAGATAAGTTAAATCCTGGCGCACCTGTAACCGCCAACATCTTATTTTCTAGTTCTTGTTTACGTTGTTGTTCAGCTAAAGAATTTTGTAATACTTGATCGCGCAATCGGTTAGACGCAAGCGCCTGCCCCTGAGCATATGCGCCCATAAGGTTAAGATCAGGAACCTGAAATTCTGGAACTGGCTGATATTGAATTGGCATTAGTTATATCTCTTATTTTGTCGGAGCCGGCGTCGGAGTAGCCCAAGGATTCTTAAAACCACCTGCGCCGAGAGCCGTCATACCACCTTGAATAGCCTGCCCTGCAAGCGCCGCCATTAGGTTTGTTGGCCCCATATAAGCGCTGGCGTTATTAGCGCCAATATTGGCGTAGCCTTGCCCGATGTTCTGACCAAGAGCATTATAGTTAGCCGCAAGCTGCTGGCCTGCACCTGTGTAAGTATTGGCTAAATTAGATCCTGTTGTGCCATATGTGCTGGCTAGGTTTTGGCCTGTATTGGCGTAAAGATTAGCTTGATTAGCGCCTGTTTGGCCTGCTAACCCCGACGCAACTTGAGCCGCGCCTGCGCCCGTGCCTGCTAAGTTCTGCAACGCGCCGGTCTGTAACTGAGCCTGCTGCATAAATCGCTGATACGCGTTTTGATATTCTTGGCTGGCGGCGTTTTGCCCATAATTTGTCAGTGCTTGCAATGCACTGCCCCCGACGCTTGCGCCGCCAAGACCCGCCGCTATAGCGTTCTGAGCCGCCTGCTGGCCTTGCTGGAATCGCCAAGCATAACTTGGGTCCATTTGAAGCTGCGCGGCTGTTGGCATTTGACCATACTGACCACCCGGCGCATACATCGCCGCAAGTTGATTTGTTGCTTGCGTGCCTGCGTTCATATAGGGCTGTTGATAGCCTACACCTTGACCATAATATTGACCAAGAACATTAATTCCTTGATTTTGCGCGGCGTTAAGCGCGTCAACGGCTGATGTCTGTCCTTGTTGAAGAGCGCCAACAGCTTGATTTTGACCTTGTTGAATAGCGTTTTGAGCGGCAGCGGCCTGTTGAGCTTGCGCCAACATGGCAAGCTGAGTGCCTTGATTCGAAGCATTAGCGGCCGAGGAAAAACCCATTTTACTTCTCTCTTGCTACGGTTCCATCCGATTGAGGTATGTAACCTAGTCTTTCCAATATGTTATACATGAACTCATGCCCCGGCGTAACGCGTGTAAATTGCATATCTGCTAGGATTTCTTTTAAGAGTCCTTTTGTCAGCCAACGCTTGCGCCATTCAGATAATATAGATACATGAGTTTCACCATTTTTGGAATAGATAGCCCCTATAACTATGTTATCCTTTACAATAGCTTTTATATTCCAATCCTCAACAATCTGAGCATATTGCTCAAAAGTCATTGGTATATGCCAATCTGTCGCCTGATAACCGACGGCTATAGCTTCATTTTTATGTTTTGATGATATAAAGGATGCCATAGTTCTTTGGCTTTGTTTCTGTGCCGCCGGTCGTGGATGTAGCTACAGTCGTTGTGATATTGGCGTTACCAGTTCCTGTGTTAAATTGATTACCACTACCATAATTAAGAATCTGATTATTACCGCCGCCACCACCAGCATTAGTATTATAAGTAATATTATGTGTATGGCCGCTATCCGTAGATGTAGCTGTATGGCTGTGGTTAAGATAAGTGTCTGCTTGATACCCGCCGATGGCTGGACCAACAGCCGTTCCATAGACACCATTGGTTCCTGTCATGCGGAGAAACATACCTCTAAAATCTGGTATTCTAAAAGTTCCCGCAGCTTCGCCGCCTACATTCCATGTAGACCCGCAAACTGCATAAAGAGCGGCGTATGTTGTTTGAGATATTACTTGCCCAGCACAAGTTAACCAGCCTGATGGCGGTGATCCTGAAGCAAAAGCCATGATAGCTCCTGGCGGCGCAGCAATGCTTATGGATGTAAGCATACTTGTGTCCACATAATTCTTAGTGGATGCTTGAAGTGACGTTGTAGGATCAGAAGGTAATATAATAGGAATAGTTGAAATAGCATTTGTCGTATTAATAGTAAACAGCGTCGTGCCATTAGCCTTAAGAACTATACTGCGCGCGCCTTCAGCCGAATAATAGGAATTAGACGCATCCGCCGATATAATTGACCGAGCTACGCCGCCATTTGATAGCCACATAGCCCCAGAATTACTTATATCTAATGCAGCGCCAGGCGATGTTGTTTGAATACCTAAATTATTATTAGCGTCAATAATGACCGGCGTTGTATCTGGATCAGCTACATTTTGCGCGACAAATATTGGCCCGGTGCCTGTTTGAGTAATTTTAAGCGCCGCGCCGCTAGAAGAAGATCCAATAGTTACGTTACCCGTCAAAACCGGGGATAATGCCGTTGTAGGCGCTGAAATATTGTCAACAGTCCAAATTTCTGTATTATCTGGAGCGCAAAGTTTAAATTTATATGTTGCTGAACCTAACCAAACATTGGCTTCGCCACGCGAATCAAGAACCACCGGATTACTATTTGGCGTAGAGCCAGTGCTGTCCGTGTAAGATGCTTGAGGCGTTGTTGTGCCTGCGGCGTAAGTATACAATAGCCCGCCAACAAGCGGAGCGCCTGACGCGGCAAAAAATTGCATTTTTGCTGTTGGTGTTAAAACAGTCATTTAGGCACCTACGATACTTGTAACGGTCAAAATGGCCGAAGGAATAGCTGGAACAGGGCTTGAATTAGAAAATGCTGTTATCTTTACGTTTGTATTATCTGTGGACCACATAAGACGAAAATAATCGCCTTTTTGAAGGTTTAGCACAAAATTCCACGCAGTGACAGTTGCAGCGTTAGACCCTTGAAGGGTAACTTTTGTAGCAGAGTTAGGCACCGCAGTTCCATTAACGTCTGCCCAAATGTATATTGCTTGCGCACTACCGCTGGAACTTGTTACCTGTAAAGAAAATTGAAAATTATATGTACTTGTAATGTCTACATATATACGAGAAGTTGGTGTTCCAATATACACCCCATAGGCTAATGTATTGCCTGCGGCGTCCGTAAAAGCACTGTTGAATGTAACAGCATAAGCTGTGTTTATGGCCGCAGCGCTTTGTGTTGTGGTATCGTAAAAAGATCCATATCGTTCGCCAGCTTGAACAGCTTGGTAGATATTAAACAGCCAAGTATACCAAGGCCGCGAAACATAATTTGTCTCTCTATTGATAAAATCTACGCGCGGTGCGGGTATCTGAGTGTTATTGGGGTTTACGTTAGGCATTAGTGCCGTCCGCGTGTAATTCAGCGCCCATAATGGCTATTTTAACAGGATCAGTGCCTGACACCTCATACACACGGTCACGGAGCTTAGTTGTCATACCAAGTCGTCGCCAGATCGTTCGATAACCAGTTTGCCCAATTTGACCCATAGATTTCCAATGTTCATTTGACCATGTATGCCCGCCGTCATCCGACCATCGTAACATGACTTGAGGATCTGCGCCGGGGGTCACAGTATAAGTAGTATAGTTCCTAATCGTTAAAGCAGACCCAGAACGGTCCAAAATGAAATTGTTAGCGCGGTCATAAATATAAATAATAGCATTGACTTCGTCCTGGCTATATCCTGAAATACCGACGCCAGCTTCACAGTCAAGTTGAAGACTATGTTGCGTGGTTCTATTAAGATCATTTTGTCCTGCTGGTAACGCTCGCCATGACCGTAACCATTTTTGAATTGTCCCTGCTTCTGAATAAACATTCAGATCATAAGAATAAATTGTTCCCGCGCGATAATCACCTATAACATTGGTATTATTAAAAAACATCTGACAATTACCACGCTGACGCGTGAACTTGTCATTGTCCCATCCGGCGCGCTCATGCCATGCTTGTGTAGAGACGTCATATACCCATGTTGTATCCGCAGTAGGAAAATTTAAAACATAAAATGAATGACCGTCTTGTTGATATGTATACGCTGTGGCGTCAGAAATATTGGAGTATTGTTGAATTTGCCATTCAACAGCGTGCGTTGATATACGAACACCAGAATATCCATCAGACCGATAAACAACACCTTTACCGCGTTGATCTGTGCCAAGCCAAAAAATACCATTATCAAGTTTAGCGACTGAATAGGCAGCAGCGCAACCAATTTCATTATACGCACCTTGAATACGGGCCAATGGAAATGTTGGTAACCCTGCGTCATACCAGACTTCAACGGTGTATGACCCAAAAAGCCATACTTCGCGGTGATCGACAATCAGCGTTACAAGATTATCAGGTGAACCATCAGCCGCAGCATAATTTAATGGTTGTATGGTTAAACCATCTTGAAGATTAGATACCCAAAAATTTTGAGTTTCGGGCTGATTATAAACGAAATATCCGTCTAAATATCCGACACCTACCGCGCCGTAAAAATTAGCGCTAGTAATCTGCGAAAATGTATTTCCAGAAGTATCGTAAATATATCCATATGTATTCGCAGCGATATATACTTGAGTATTATTGTTAGACATATTAACTGGGCCAGATCCAGCCACAACGCCTAAATATGTGGGGAGCCAATTTGTATCTACGCGGTAAAGAGCGTTTCCAGATACAACATACCCATAATTTCCAAATGCCCATAATCCACGAATAGGGCCGTTCCCTACGGTAGCAAGAAATTTAAGCCCCGGCGCGCGTTGTAACCATGCGGCTTCTTTGCCTCCTTCGGGTATAATCTCAGGGTAAAGATTAACCATACGAGAATCAGCCGCATTGACTGAACGCGCTACATAAGACGAGCCAAGAATAGGCGTCTTCATCAGTAATTGCCTGCGTAAATATTAAATCGTTGACGACGTTGCATCATGCTATAAGGCAACGCCATTACGTCATCGGGGTTATTAATACGTTTCAAATCACGCTTGGACGCCATAGCAATTCTACTAACTGTAGGCGATGGTTCAACACCAAATTCAGGCGCTATTTCACACGCCAAATTATACCTAAATGCACGCAAATACCCTGGCGGAAATAATAATGGAGTTTGTAAAGTTGCTGGCGTATCTAAAGTAGAAACAGAAATGAAATGCCATTCCAAGACACGCGTTGGAACAGGATATATACTCATCGTAATATTTGGGTATGTCATGTTGACAAAAATGACCTGCGGATAGGTGCTGGTCACTGTTTTAACGGCAATACCATCATATTGTTGTTGGTTAATAATTTTGATACCAAAAGAAACATTTGTTGATGGGTCTCTAAAATACGTCGCGTCATCAAGACGAATTGGACGATTACCAACAAAATCACCGGTAGGCCCGAGTGTCTGAACACGAAAGTTTGGCGTCCAAAGAAATGTTTGATCTTGCGTGCAAAAAACTGACAGACGCTCGGTATTCCAAGAGTCTATCATTTGATTTAAAGCCGCTAAAGAGTCATTAGCTGTCTCAGAAGAAGGCGTTTCACCTTCAGCCAGCATCCCTATCAGTCTCAGGGCCCCGCAGATCTGGTCGTATGCCGTATACGTTGTCATCGTCTACCTTTTGTCTGCGCCCGCGTCGCGAAACTATAGCATTGGTCGGTTCTTCAGTCACCTCGCCGGGGACAAATTGCTCCCAACCATGTTCCTCGTCATGCGCCACTTCAAGATTAGATGTAGCGACTTTAGCGCCATGAATAGGATGACGAAGATAAAATACAGCCATGTTAACTCCTATGAGGGCCAGGCGACCCGTAGGTCGCCCGTGTTATTGATATTAGACGAATACTGGGAACTGCCACTTAGTGCCGTCTGAGATAAACAGCTTTCCGGTGCCGGTGGCGTTCGTCGTTGTAGCAAGCGAACCTACCGGCGCAGTCGTAGTTGTCGAATTAGCAGTAATAGCTGTCGTCAGGAAATAAAGACCTGCCGTAGCGTTGGCAACTACCGCGCCGGTTGTAGCCGTCGAAGTAAGCGTGCCAGAGACTGTTGCGCCCGTGATCGTTGGATTTGTAATGACGGCACCGTCGATGGTCGTGCCGCTTACAAGCTGTGGATCAGAGTAGGCAACACCAACTGGTTTGGTATTGACCATTTTAATCTCCTAAAAGAAAAGAGTGGGCCAAAGCCCACCCTATTAAGCGACGCGGTAACCAACCCAAGTAGCTGCCGCTGTGCGAACAAAGCGGAAGATGCCAGAGGTGACAGCAGCAGCCGAAGCTGAATTGATGGCAAGATAAACGTTACCAACAAACGTGACGCCTGTGTTAACAGCAAGGTTAACAACGTCGCCGCTGGTCGTTGAGATGTTGATAATAGAAACATCAAACGTGCTGCCAATCTTAGCGTTCGTCAGCAGAGCATCCAACTGCGCGCCCGTTGGAACGGTCACGACAGAAGCGCCTGCGCCGCCACTTGCAACAGTAATAATGCCTGACGTAGCTTGAGCTGCCGTAAGCGTATTAGCTGCGCCCGTTAGAGCTGTAATTGAGCCTTGGTCGCCCAGTACCTGTTCATTAAGGTTGCCATCGCCTAACTGATAGCCACCACCGACTGAAGGAAGTGCCATGTGATTTAACTCCTAAATTGCGAGAAAGAAGGGGCTTTCGCCCCCTCTTATTAGCCCCAAAGACGAGCGGCCATTACCGGACGGATCGCGCTGTAGCCATACAGCACGTCAATACGGCAAGGCATACGGTCATTGTTGATGTCGTATTGGCGGACAATACGCAACGAAATGCCGTTGTGAACCTGACGCGAAGCCATATCAACACCTTGTGGAAGGAGAAGATCGGCAGTCGCGAAAGAGATCGCGTCTTTGTGATGGATCAAGTTCTGTGGATACGTCGTCGAAGCAGCGCCGAGGAATGTGATAGCAGCGCCCGAAACAGGGAAGCTGTTGACGGTTGCTAGAGCGTTTGTTGACGTATAGATCGCAGGAGAGATCGACACGCTCGAATAAGCAGACGACGCAGCGGTGTTAGCCGCAGTTACTACGAACTGCTGAAGCGAACCAGTTGACTCACGGGTCTGCGGGTTGACAGCATACACACCAGCGATGGTGAACACGTCACCAACAGCAAGTGTTTCACCGGTCGTTGCACCGCTGATGCCAATCGTTGACTGACCCTGCGTCGCAACAGTCGTCGTTACAGTGTAAGACGCTGAAGTATTACGCGAGCCGGTCGTGAACTGACGGATCGACTGCGTCATGTTCAGCTCGTCGTAGCCAAGGATACCTTCGCCCATCAAGCCGTTTTTGAACTGTTTGCTGATGGTATCAACTGGGTTAAACAAGCCTTTCATGCCTTCGATCAGACCAGCATTAGCGGCTGGGTTGACGGCGACATAACGCTGAGACATTGGCGTCGCAAACTCGTTCAGCTTCTGGTTGCCCTGAAGAAGAACAAGTGACGTGGCAGGCGTCGTGCCTGGCGTGCCAACAGAGTTGTAGATCTGCTGGTAAGAGTTAGCGACGTCAGCGTCGATGCTGGAAGCAAGCTGAGAAATACGCGGCTTAAGCACGCGTTCAGCAAAGTCATCCAACTGCATGGTCAGTTCGGCAGACGTAAAGTTCACGCCAATGTGCTTCTGTGACGAAACGGTCAAAGTCGTGTATTGCTCGTTGTCGTCCTGAACCTGAAGCGCAGCCCCATCCGTGACCAAAGCGCGGTCAGGAAGACGGATACGGAGGGTTGAACCGATCTTAGCGCCTTCGACGGCAAAGCTGTCGTCATATTGGCGGTTAACAGTACGGGTGATTACAAGATTGTTCTCCAGAATTTCCAGAGCCTTTCTCGTAATCATATCAATTGTTAAAAGTGAATTGCTCATTTTATGTCACCTATCTGCGACGTTGAGCCTCCAGCTTCCTAAGTTGCCTCTGTCTATCCGCTTCAATCCATTCAGATGTAGACATTGATTTCATCGACCGAGGGTCAGTTGTATCATATGTCGGAGCACCAGACGAACGCGGAGCAACAGGAGCAATAGGGGCCGGGGCAGATGAAGTTCTTTTGACCGGTGGATCTGAAGCTAATTTAGCCTCAAGTTTACCGATCTCCCGTGCCTGCAAGACAGGCGACAATCTGGAAATCCGATGAGCTTCTTTTGGGTTGGAACCAAGGTGATAAATCACATCGGGGCCAATATCAGAAGCCTGGATGGCTTGAGCCATCACATCCGTCACAGGAAGATTCGGGTTATACGCGACTTGTTCAAAGTCGTCATACTTAGACCGAGCGTCTTCCTCACGGTCGTGATAAGCGTCAAGTAGAGCTGCCTGCTGCTTTGCGGCCTCTCGTTGTGCCAGCATCTCTTGAGCCTTACGCTCGGCTAATGCTTCTGCATAAACCTGTGCGTTCTCAAAATCATCTGGCGCAGGTGGAGGTGCGACGGGCTGTCTAGCCTGTTGCTCCGCAAGCCGTTGAGCCTGCTCTCTTTCCCATTTGCGCTGTTCTCTTGCAAGGCGTTTCCCAACAATAGCGTCCAACTCTTCTTGAGTGAACGATTTTGTGGTTTGTTCCTCCGGCGTCGTATCAGCGGGTGCAAGTGCTGCCGTAGCTTCCTGTTCCGGCGCGGGGCTGATCTCCGCTACAGCCTGTTCCTCGTCGCTCAAGACGATGTCCTTTCTAACCTAGCTATCCGGCTAGTCGGTTAATTGGCATTATTACTCTTTAGGCGTCTGATCGTCAACGGCCTGTTTTTGAATCGCCGCGATGAGTTCAACGACTTCAATATACGGACGTTGGCCCAAGACGGTCAGAATATGATTCCATTGTTGTGTCGTCAGATCAATTTTCATTTACCACCCAAGTTTGCGTTGATTCATCCCAGATATATGATTTTCCGTCTGTAGGATATGGGACAGGTGCTTCCCATAGACAGATAGTCGTATTCAATGACCACGATGGATATGGTTGCGGAGAAATAAAAGCGTCAAGAGCCGCATCGTAAGAATAGCCAATACCGGCATAATTTTTTCTAAACGCTGGTTTTCCATCTGGTAAACCATCTTCGCCGTAGTGCACATTCCCCCGACAATTATATGATGTGCGCTTACAAAGCTGTCCACGATAATTGCCATACCACTCTTCCCAATTTTGGGATGTGTCAGTTTCATCAATACCAACAATAACCTCAGTAACAATGTTATTTTGATCTAAGAAAGCATAATGCGCCATTACCAAGCCACCGTTCCTGTTCCGGCAGTAAATGTCCAAATAACATTACTGCCAGACGTTGATCTTGTGGCTGTCAAGCCAGTGTAGCTGACAGGATCTGAGTATGTGTTTGGATAGGAGATAATAACCACCCCAGACCCACCATTACCGCCAGCATAAGATCCAGAAGACCCAGAACCACGGTTGCCGCCAGCGCCGCCGCCGCCTAGATTAGCCGTTCCTGCACCACCATTACCCGCTGTTCCACCACCAGTTGAACCACCGCCGCCAGTTCCCCCTGTGCCGCCTGTTGAACTTTCTGCACCTCCTGCACCACCACCAGCATATGTTACAGAAACGCCAGTAATAGAGCTTGCTGTTCCGTTACCACCATTACCACTTGCTGAGCCTGCTGCGCCTACTGCACCCGCACCGCCACCACCGCCACCTCTACGGGGCGACAC